CGCGCTCAGCGACACGAGAGTGAGGAGCGAGCCCGCGTAGTACAGCGACGCGAGATCTCCGCTCTCGATGCCCTCGAAGGTCTCCTCGATCGAGTCGCGCTTGATGACGATCTTGACTTGATCGGTGTTCATGTTCTCGATGTCGATCGTGCAACGGTTCCCGCGCTCGCCGTACACCGATGATTTGACGCTCAGCGCGTCGCCCCCGTCGGTGTCGAGTAAGATCGCGCTCGCCTGCGTGGTGCTCTGCACGTTCAAGAACGAGAGCGAGTTCACGCCCGCGGGGATGCGGTCGTCGAGTGATGGAGAGAACGCGAGTCGCGCGAGCTGTGCGAGCTCTGGATCCGTTGGATCATACGCGACGAGGTTCGACGCGCTCGTGAACGTGAGCGCCTCGGATTGTTTGAACGAGGGGAACGCGCCGACGATGCAGACGTTTCCCGTACTCGGCTCTTGACCACCGAGCGCAGAGGCGTCGACGGTCGCGTATACCGCGGGACGGAATACGCGGAGCCCGTTTAGATTGAGTGATGACGGCATTTAATCCTCCTATTGATTCGCAGTGAGTATATCACACATCGACGTCGACGCCCCCCGCCGTTCCCGATGCGTCGGTTTGATCGCTCGAGAGTACGAGGATCTCATCACCGGAGTAGACATCAACGTCGAACTCAGCCGACGCGGGGATCGTGATCGAGACGCGTCGGTCCGCTGTGACCGTGACGCGTCGTATATAGAGCCCGAGCTCCTCCGCTGCGAGGTCCTCTTCAGGAGCGAGCCCCGAGGCTCCCCCGTACTCGACGAGATGATATCCGGCGCGATGGAGCGCGCGTCGAGCGATCGCGATCGACGCTCTCGTGAGGACATGATACACGCGCGCCATATCAGCGGAGCGCGCCATAATCAGCACCTCGACCGTCTCGCGGATCAGATACGAGTCGACGCCCCGCCCTTGATCGTCCCTCACGTCGAAGTCGCCGAGGACCGTCTGCGTCACGCGCTCGTCTTGCGGAGTGACGACCAGCATCGGAGCCTCATCAGTCCCTCGCGTGTTGCGTGTCCTGAACAGCGGGTAATGTTGCGAGAGCTCAGCGAACCACGCGCCGAGCACGTCGTCACTCACTCCCGTGAACAGCGCGCGAAACTCAGCCTCTCGCGTCTTGTAGTAACCGAAGCCGGCAGCGAGCGCGCTCTGTGCGTTGAGGTCGAATAACATTAGTACACCTGAGAGATGAGCGTCGGGAGCTCCCTCGACACGTCGTCCATGATTCGGCGCGGGGTGATCCCTGAGCTCATCCACGCGTCGGGGTGAGTGTTCGCGTAACTCGCTGTGCGCCACGTCCGATATCCGCTCGTCTGCGTGCGCGCTCGACCTCCCGCCCCTCGAGAGTACGTGGACGCGAGACGCACGAGACCCGCGAGCGGGTCGGTCACGTGGTGCGGTTTCAGCTTAGGCACTTGACCCTCGGGGAGTCGCCCACCGTAGCGCGTTCGCCGGTTGGGGTCGGTCGTCGTCGCCTGGAGTCTGCGCGCTGCGTTCGCGATGAGCGAGCCGTAGTTCGCTTTAAGATCCTTCGCTTTGTGTCCGAAGGGGACGTGCAAATAGAGCCCGCCGTCCTTGCGTCGGCGTATGTTACGCGTCGACGCTTGGAGTAGATATTTACGGACATCGTAAGGTCCGGTCGTGCCGATCCCCCCGCTCCCCATCCCCTGCTCGACCATGTGCGCGATGATCGCGGTCGAGGGTGACGCGGGTAATCCGCAGATGAAGCCAGACGGCGAGACGTCGCGCACCTGAAGCGATCGAAGGTAAGCAGCGCGCGTCGAGTTCAATTTGTTACGCGCGCCCGCGCTCCACTCGGCGAGCACGAGGTCCGCGAGCGTCTGCGATCGACGTCGCGACTCAGCGGGTGAGAAACCTAACGCAGCGAGTAGCGCGTCCGTGTTCGCTTCGATCTGTGGCATCGTCTCACCCCATGAACTCGAGCGAGCACTCGACTTGTATCGGGAGCGTGATCGGCGCCTCGGTGGTGCTCTTACGTCGCCGTGTAGAGTCGCGATGAGTGTGAGGGTGACTAGCAACGTAGTAACGAGGACGCGCATAATACGAGACACTGTATCGCAGACCCTCCGCGGGCGCTGTTCCGCTCGCGTCGCCGAGTGAGAAGTCGATCTCGCCGTCCTCGGTGACGACGAAATCCTCTCCCTCTGTTAACGAGTTAGCCTCGGCGCTCAAGCCGTTCGCGTCGGCGAACTGCAAGCGCAACACACGAACGACGGTCTCGCCGGTCGCGAGGTCCAACGTCCGTGACTGGATCGGATAGCGTAGCGCCTCGACCGCGTTCGCCGTCCGCGTCTGTGTCTCTCTGAACACGATCACGGAGTCGACGATCTCGAAGCGATCGCCGAACGCGGGGAGGTGCTCGGGCAGCGTCGTGATCGACACCATCCCTCGAGCGTACTCGCCGTACACCGCGAACGAATCGGTTTTACTCGATCCGGATGTCACGATCGCGCGGATCGTCTGCTCGCTGTGCCAGAAGTACCCGCGACCGTCGCATAGCGGACAATCGGGTCGAGCTTCGCCTGTCTCGGTCGACGCGCTCGAGTAGCTCAGGTCGAGCGTGAAGTCGCTCGCGCTTCGAGCGCAGGGACACTCGGCGCACTGCGCCCACGTCAGATCGACGCCCTTCGCGAATATATGTTTCCTGAATCGCTCAGGATCGAAGTCGACGCGGGGTCTGACCTTCGTCGGCTCTCTGCTCGGGAACGTCGTCATCAGATCACACCGAACTGAGTGACGCGATACTGAGATCGTAGGCCGTTCATCAGGAGTTTGTACTGCTTGTCGAGGCTCTCAGCGCGCGCTGAGTAGCCCGAGTACATCGCCGAGGAGGTCGTATCAATCGACGTGCTCAGCGAGTCAACGCTGACAGACTGCGACGCGATACCCGCGCCGAGGATCAAGTCACCGGCGACGTGTAAGAGTAAGAGCGTCGCAGCCTTGATCGCGACGGCCTGCTTGAGGTCCGCGGGGAGCGTGTCTAGCGTCCACTCGATCACGAGGTCCTCCGCGGGTGCGCTCGTTACGCTGAGCGTAAAGCCCTCATTCCCTCGACCGCTCACGCGTACCGTCGATTGATCCGTCGTGACTTGGTACGATAGGAGCACGCGCGAGTCGAGCGTGACATCGACGCTCGTCTCCCCCGCGGGGATCGTCGCCGTCCCTGTGCGCTCGTCGAATCCAGCAGTGTAGTCGAACTCGAAATAAGCGGGGATGTAGTCGCGTGACTCGTAGATCCCGAAGCCCCCCATCAGGGGAACGCCCGCGCGGAAGAAATAGGAGCCGAGGGACTCCTCGCTCGGGATGAGGTGCACCTGCCCGTGTGTCGTTGAGGTCGCCGTGATCCACGATGTCGGGACCTCGACGGGCTGAAACGAGCCGAACCTGATCCGCGCAGCTTGGAACGAGATCACGGGGCGCGCGTCTAGGCGAAACGGCCAGTACGAGAACTGACCTTGACGCTCGGCGTCGTGGCGCTCCCGCGTGACCTTGAACGGCTCGACATTGATCCCGAGGTCGCTCTCGACGTGTCTTATCGCTGCTTGTATAGATTGGGTGTAGACGAGGTCCGGATAGTCCGAACCGTCGTCGAGCGTGAGGTCGATCCCGAGGAGCGTCGTACTCTTCAGAAACTCGGGAGTGATCTGTGAATAGATACCCATGTGATCGACCTCTCTCGCTCTCAGTCCGCGGAGCTCTGGCGCTTAGTGGTGCGCTTTCGCTTCTTCGCGGGTGCGCTCTCCGTGGGTGCGTCGTCGACCTGCGTAAAGCCGATCGATGGAGCCCACAGCTCGAGCGCGTGACGCGCGTAATCGTTCATCTCGACGACGTATCCCTCGCGGTCGATCTTCACCGAACCGCGACCGGAGCCGACGTCGAGCGTACACGCGCGTAATGTGTCATGATACCAACGCATCAACTAACCTTAAGCGCGGGTGTCAATCATCGAGTCGACGTCGGTGATACCCGCGTTCTGGAGCACGAAGCACTTAGAGGGGACCTTGACGATCGGTGAACCGAAGAGCATGAGCAAGAAGGGCTTGCTCGTAGCTACCTCGGCGAGAGGACGACGGAAGAAATCGAGGAGACGCACGAACTCGAGGACCGTTGGATCGTGTTGTACGAAAACGATTTTCGAGGTGTTCGGGATCACGAGGTTCGCGTCAATGAACGCAGTAGGCGCTCCGCTAGTGTTCGCGATCTCGCCGATCAAGCGACATGTAGCGAAGTCAACCGCGCCCGCGGTCGCTGCCTTCTCCGAACGGTAGATCTTGTAGAACACGGCGTCCGACGCGTCTGCGATGGTCACGGTCACGCTCTCAGTCGCAGCGACCTCAACAGTCGCGGAGTTAACGCCCGCGCTGAATCCGTCGTTGCTCACCGCGACGACCTTGTAACCATAGAAGCCAGCGTCATCACCCGCGAAGCTTCCCGCGGTTCCCGCAGCTGCTACGCTTGAGATGGTAGGACCAGCGGGCGCAGCGCTTGAGCTCGCAGACGCGGGAGCAGCGTATGCGTTGAACAAGAACGGCGCAGACTTGACGGGGACGGGTCCGTAGGGGCTCATGATGTTGAGCTCCTGAACGCCATACGTGAGACCGTCCGCAGCGCGGAGAGCTGCGAATTGATCGTGGCGACCCCACTGAACCGCGAACTTGATGAGCTCCGCGTGGATGCGTGGCTCAACATAAATACAATCGGGGCGACCGAATCGAGGAGCGCTCTGCACCTCTGAGAGCACCTCTTGGAGGAGGCGAGGAGTCGGGCTCTTACCGCGAAGATCGAACGTGTTCGCTCCGCTGTTGTGTGACTCAATCTGCTCGATGATGCCGTCGAACGCGAGCGGGTTAACGGACTCCTTCGCGTGCCAGAGTGAGCGCTCGAGCTTCTGCATGAGGCGCAGAGTCCCGCGCTCGGTCTCCTGTGCGATCGCGTTCGCGTTGTTACCGATGAGACCGACGAGTGAACCGACGTCAGTCACCTCGCGACGCTCTGCGAGGTACTTAACGCGGACCGACTTACGCTCGTACTCAGAGCGGTTAGTCGTGCCTGCGCTACCCTCTGCGATGAACGGCTCGAGATCGAGACCGTGATCGTTGATCACGCTGTACTCGTGGACGGTGTTCGTCGCGCTGACCTTCGGGATCGCGGGCCAGAGCGCGAGCTCCTTCATCGTGTACGTTGCAGAGCTGAGAGTGTTCTCGATGCTCTGTGGGACGAGGGGGCTCAAAGAACCCGCGTCACCGCCACTAGTGCCGGCGGGAGTCTGATATCCCGCGTCTGCGGATTTACGGAGCGCGCTATTAAGCTGAGCGAGGTCCGCGATATTTACGAGCTGATTAGCTTCTGGAAATGAATACATGACGACCTCTTACTCTGCGTCGATGATGTGAGATACAGCGGACACAGGAACGCCCGCCTCGAGTTGTGCGATCGCGTTGCGGATCTGTCCGCGCTGCGTATTGGTGAGCTTGTCCGCGTCGTCGCGGAGCATCGTGAGACCCTTGCGGATCACGTCCCCGCGAGTCGGTCCTGCGGGGGCTTGGGCGACGGGCGCGACGGGCGCGGAGACGACGGCGCGGGGTGCGTTGGGCTGAGCGAGGAGCGTGTTCAGGCTCTTCGACATCTCAGCGCGGTCGCCCTGCATCGCCTTCATCTCGGTCATCATCGCGTCGAGCGCCTTCATGACAGCGTCGAGGCGCTTCTCCATGTCGCCGATCACGCGGTCGCTGTTCTCTGCGAGCGCCTTGATCGCGTCGGCGTACATACGCCCCTTGTCCATCTCGTCCTCCTCCTCGATGATGATCTCGTCGTCCGCGGGCATGTCGCCCTCGTCCTCGAGGATCTCGTCGTCGTCGAAGAGGTTGATCTGGCGATCGTCGTCGCGCTGCATCTCGTCGCCTTTGTCCATCTCGTCGTCCTTACGCATCGCTTTCGAGAGAGCGTCGAGCGCCTCCGTCAATGCGTCGGCTGAGACGACGTCGTCGTTTTTAGTATCGAGCATCTGTATCTCCTCGTCTGCTCTCGTTGCGGTGTGTCGTTGTGAGTGTATCACAGTTTCACGCCGGTGTTGTTTTTTGCGAGTTTCATGAGCTTGTCGACGAGCTCGTCGAGCTCTCGATCCGCTGCGCCTAACTTGCCTCTTAGGAGCTCTTTGACCTCGTCGCGCGTGTACACGCGAGGCTCGTCGCCATAGGTCGCGGAGCTGACCGCGCGGTCGAGGCTCTGTTGTACGAGCGCGCTCATCGCTGCGTCGGCGTCAGGGATGACCGGCTCTTGATACCCGATCGACGCGCCCATCGAGCGCGCGATGAGCTCGAGGTTCGTGTGCGGGTTGATCGGCATCGCGGTGATCGCCACGTTGAGCACGCGCGCCTTGAGGACGCGCTTCGGCTTGAGGGGGTCGCGTAGTAGCACCTGGCCCTCGACGCTGAAGCCGAGGGAGCGATCGCCCCCCGCTTTCTTCATCGCGACGGCGGTCTCGTATACGTCGCGCCCGAGTTGTTTATCGAGGTAAAGCACGCCCTCGACGCGCGTGCGGTCATCATCAACCTGTTCGATCTTGACCGGATGACCGAGGACCGCTCCCGCGCCCTGTTGGTGTTCGTGGTTGAACCAACCGTTCGCGAGGAAATAATCCCACTCGAGCCCGTCTTGCTCGATCGTCTCGCCCTCGAGGTCCATGTCGCGCGTCGAGCAGATCCCGCCGATCATCGCCTTCGAGGGGGCGTCGTCCTCCTCGTCCTTCCCCTTGCTCATCGGGTCGAGCTCCAAAGGAACCCAGCGCGAGAACGCGTCGAATGACTTGCGCGTCGCCTCCTCTAGCGTGGACGCGTCGAGGTCATGCGCCTCGAGCCACTCGCGGAACTGTGAGGGCGTGAGCTTGTCGGCGTCCGCGCGGACGCTTTGGATCTCGCTTCGGTCGTCCTTGATCCCGAGGATCATCGAGACGCCGTCCGCGCCCTTGGGCTTGAAGCGCCGGAAATCGTCATAGAGCGCGGGGTCCGTCTGTCGCGCTGCGTGTTCGTTGGTGTATGGCATCGTAGGCTCCTAGAATCTTTGAGGCATGATAATGTGCGCGCCCGCCATCGACTCGAGGCGCATCGGCTCCACGTCGACGCGCGGGTTCTCAGGATGCAAATACAGCGACACCGAGCCCCCATCGAGGAGCGCGTCGCGGAAGTAGTCAGCAGAGACTCCATAATCTCCTCGGCTCTCACTCCCCTCTGCTTGTGGGAACGACGCGAGCTCGCGCCCCTTGTATATGATCGCCACCTTCTCGCCGTCCGCGCGAACAAACAGCGCAGAGTCGGCTCCCGTCCCCTTCGCGATCTCGAGCGCGTCGGCGAGGTGCTTCGCGGTCTCTTTACTCATCGTCCCCGCGTGTTGTGTGTTGCCCTCGACTCGATCGACTAGTACGTCCGCGCCTGGTGGTCGCTCGTCGAGCTGTTCGGGCGTCGCTTTGTTGTCGATCGCGACGACCTTGTTATCCGTGCCGTAGTTCATCCCGCGACGGTAAAAGAGACGGCGCCCATCGGTCGCGAACAAGAGATCGCCAGCGCGTCCCGCTTGTGTCATGTTCGTCCGTATCTTATCCGTCGAGCGTGTACGCTTCAGCGCTGCGAGCGTTTTCTTGTCGATGTCCTCTGCGCTGTTGATCGCGTCGGAGCGTGGAGTGATCGGGTCGAGCGCGTCTTGTTGTACGCGCGTCTCTCGTGTCCGCTCGTCGAACGTAGAGAACGCCCGCTCCGCTTTATTCAAGCGCGCAACGTCCGCGATGTCCGCGCGGTGATCCTCGATCGCCTCCTCGGTCTCGGGGGTGTAGTACGCACCGTCGCCCCCATAATACGCAGCTGCGAGACCTTGTGCGAGCTTACGCAGACGCGCGTCGGTCATCTTGCGCTTAGTGTTCAGCTTCGCCTCTTGTTTGTTGGAGACGGTCCCCGCGGGGAACTGATATTGATAGACGAGCGTATCGCCGTCGATATGCGCTGCGAGCCTCCCGCCGTCGGGTAAGGTGTAAACGCGCTCTGTGCCGTCCGTCGGGATCGGCTCCTTGACCGCTTTCGTGATCGCGACGGGGTCCACGCCCTCGAGCTCGTCGCGTCGATTGCGGAGCGCTTCGAGATCACCCTTCACTTGTGCGTCGTGGTAGTCCTCGCGCGCTTGTTCTGGCGTCACCGTTTCGAGGAACCTGTCGCCCTCTGCCTCTTCGAGTCGACGCGCGCGCGCCTCTTGTCGCTCTCGCTCTTGTTGCTCGAGGCGCTCTTGTCGCTCTCGCTCTCGTCGCTCGGCGCGCTCTTGTGCCTTTCGCTCTCGTTGCTCGAAGAACTGCTTAGAGCGCTCCTCGATCTCCTTGCGCTCATCTTCGGGTAACTCTGAAGCGCGACGCTCGATCTCGGCGGTTACATCCATGAGCTCTTGAGTCGACGTGAGGGGATTATTCGCTCGGCGCGCGCGTGCGATCTCGTGTTTATGGATCGCGTTGCGTGCAGCTTCTCGCTGTTCTTCCTCCATACGCGCGACACGGGTGTCTGCGTAATCTGCGAGGATGTTCGCGACTTGATCGCGGAGCTCTCCGCGCGTGCTCTCTTTGTTGAGATCAAGCTGTCTCATGATATGCCCGAACGCGATCTCCTCGTTACTTGGGACCGCGACGCGCTTCGCATAGTCTACGCTTCGGTTAGCGCGGGCGACTGCGTTGTCGTATTGTTGGAAGGGGAGCCCCGCGTGACGTGCGAAATCAGAGAGACGATTATACTTTGCGTTATCGTCTCGCTCATATTCGGCGAGGTAGCTCGCCCCCGCGTCCGCGTCGAGCTGACTAAACACGGAGGCGACCATTCGGCGCAACTCCATGTCGACGAAAGCCTTAAGCGCTTTCTTGTTCGCGGGGGTGAGCTCTTTCCCCTGTTGCAGTTTACGCAACGCGGAGAACTGCCCACGACCGAACGCTGCGCGGTCTGCGTCGGGGGAGAGTTGACTTGAGTCGATGATCTCGCGGAAGCGGGGCGCGCTCGACTCCGCTTCAGGCTCGACGCTCTCCGCTTCCCGCTCCGCAGGCTCGGCGGGTTGCGCTTCGGGCTCTGGCTCGGCGGGCTGTGCTTCGGGCTCTGGCTTCGGCTCGGCGCTCTGCGCTCGCTCCTCAAAGTCTCGACGTATGTCGTCGACCTCGTCGAAGGTGTCGGGCGTGTAGTATCTGTGCTCACCCTCGCTAGAGACTCCCGCGTAATACGCAGCAGCGAGACCTTGTGCGATCTCCTCTAAGCGCTCGTCGGTCACGTCCTGAAGGCTCGCGGGGATCGTGAGATTGTTGGAGACCTTGCCGTCGGGGAACTTGTATTGATACCTGACGCCGACCAAGTCCCCGCCGTCAGGCGCTTCGCCGTAACCATAGAAAACACGAGTCGCGAGCATCGCCCCATCGGGTAACGTGTAACGGCGGTGTCTCCCATCTTGAGGCATGGGACCATCGATCGACGCGAGAACGTCACGCGCTGAGACCTCCGTCGGCTCGCTTGGAGCTGCGCTCTCCGCTTCGGGTTGCGCTTCGGGCTCACCACCCAGAGCGCGCAGACGACGCTCGAGGCGACGGACGACGCCCGCGTGTCCCGCGCGCTTCGCTTCCGCGATCGCTGCGCGTACCTTCTCACGCTCGGCGGTGAGCTTGTCCTGTACGCCGTGTACCAAGTTAAGCTCATCGACGAGCCTCTGACGCGACGTCGTCACCTCTTCACCCTTACGCGGTCCGTCGTCGATTACGTATTTGATCATGTCCCCGTCGACCTTCGTAATGTGACCGTGAAACTCGGACTCGCCCTCACCATGTAGCGCGAACGCAGTCCCCTCGACGAGGTGCTCAGCGTCGAACGCGTGGCGACCTCGGTGTGTCGACGAGACGCGGTAGATGTAACGATAGCGTCGACCCTTGGGTGTGGTGTACGGGATGCGCTTAATGTATCGGTGTCCGGCTGCTTTCAGGAACGCGCGGACGAAGTTTTGAAAGATCATGGTCTCCCCTTTGTGGACAATACGTGTCATCTTAACACGTTTCGGCGAACTCGGTGCGCTGCCTCGTTGATCTTCGGTCATGTTTCCCCCTCGGGGTGTTGTTTCGTTGGTACACGCTCGCGCGATAATCCGCAAACTGTTAAACAAATACAACGAACCGACGCGGGTAGTCAACGGCGCGTTAAAACGTTTTAACGCTTACGAAGTCTCCCGTCCTCCGTGACCTCGAACGATGGGGGGACGCTGATCGTATCGCATCGGCAATTCGGATGGATCGGGAAGATCGTCGGGAGCCAGTCCTCGCGCGACCGGCCCACATTGACGCCGTTACCCTCGAGCTCCGATACAGTGAACACGCGGGGGCGACCGCCCTCAGTGAACACGCGCAGACACGCAGAGCACGCTCCGCTCTCAGGGATACGCGCGACGCGCGCCTCGTCCCCGTATGCCTCGACCGACGCGATCACGCGCCCCTCGTTGTGTCCCGCTTGGAGCTCGGTCTGCGCGATGCGCGTCCAGTTGTGCGCGTAATATCCGGTACGATCTGCGAGCGTACCCGCGAGGCGTCGCGCGTCTCTCCCCGTCGCGGACTCCTCCGCAGCCTCCTCACGCAGTACGGCGAGCATCGCCTCGCGTTGTTCGGGGATGACCTCGGCGACGATCTGCTCGCCCTCCCACCCCTCGGCTGCGACGTCCTCTAACTCAGCGCTGAGCGCGTTCCCTAAGCCTCGGATGTACTCACCCGCGCGGAGCGCGAGACGCTGATACGCGCCACGCTCTCCGGCGCTCATCCACGAGGGGGGCGTCGGTGGATCCTGATCGCCCTCCCCTCCCTCTAGGGGCTCGGGCGCTTCGACGTCTACGTCCACATCCTCAGTCGAGCGAGGCGTCGCGCGTCTCAGCTCGACCTCGATGAGGGGAGTGAACTCGTCGATCCCCGTCTCGCGGAGCTCTGCGAGTCGCTCAGGTTGCGCGTCGAACACGCGACCCGCTGCGAGCGTATACGCGAGGGGGTCGAGCTCCGCGAACATCATCGGCTCGCGTATGAGCTCGTCGTCTCTCAGCTCCTCGAGCCTCGCGTCGCTCAATCCGGAGCCCTCCTCGCCGAGGATGTCGACAAGCAAAGCGTCGTGATACAAGCGCGTGAGACGCGCAGCCTCTTTGGCTAGGTCATCACGAGTCATCTGTCAAACCCTCGAGACGCTCACTCAACTCGCCGAGGCGAGAGACGTACAAGCCTCGCATCTGTTGAGCGAGCTCCGCGATCAGATCCACCTCGCCCCCGCGCGCTTTGCGGAGCGTGTCGCTCTCGAGCGCTTTCTCGGCTCGGCGACGCGGGTGATCGGCGTGGAGCAAGTCGTCGTCCTGCGTGAATCGCTTGTTCCCCCCGCCCATCACGATTGCGCGCCACGCTTTGACGCGCGCGAACGCCCAACTCTGGCGATTCTGCGACGGGCGATGTGACACACTGAACGCGCCCGCGCCACGTCTCCACACCGCTTTCAACTGCGCGAGCGTGACGCGTTGCCACGGCTCCTCGGCTTTCTCGTTGTGCTCTTTAACGTCCTCCTTCAACGCGTCGATCACCTTCTGACTCAGCTTGATCGACCTCGCCGAATCGGCGCTCGCTGCGCTCCCCTTCGGGTTACGCTTCGATCCGCGCTTGCGCTCGTGGGGCTCGGCGGGTGTGTCCGCGCGCTCTGCCTTCTCGAGCTCATCGGCGCGCTTCATTTGGTTCACGACCTTACGCGCCCAACGATCACCCGCGTCACCGCCCCAGAGCTGCCACGAGATGTAGGACGCGCTCGTCGTGTCTCCGTGGTGCTCCTTGTAGACGCGGTGTCTGTTGAAGAATCCCGCCATACGCTTAACCGTATCAGGGCCGAGTCGCTCACCGCCCGCGAGGTCGCTCGCGCGTTGAACGCCCGAACCGATACCCGCGCGACCGGCTTCGCGCGTCGTCATCCCCCCGCGACCATGTTCGCGACGCAGCTCGAGACCGCGCTCCGCTGCCTCTTGCACACCCTTCGGGGGCGTGAAGTCGATGTGTGAGTAGCGCGACGGGACGCCCTTCTCGATGTCGTCATCGAAGTCATCCCCTAAGTCGTCCTCGATGTCGCTGTCGATCCCGTCGCCCTCGTTGAGCTCGGCGTCGTTGTTGAAGCCGTCGCCCTCGTCGAGCTCGTCGTCTCCCCCGCCGAGGTCGTCCAGATTAACCTCACCCTCCGCGCCATCCCGACCCATCAGCGCCGTGATGTACGTCTGATTCAGGATGATGTCGCCCCCCTGCTCGAGGGGCTCAAGACCCGCGTCCGCGCGGACCTCGTTGATCGTCTTAAAGTGCGAGACCGCGTCGATCTGGTTCTTAAGCTCCGCTTCTGCCGTTTTCGCGTCGAGCCCGACGAACCTTATCGAGAGCTCGGGGTCGATGGGATGGATGATCCAACGATTGATCCATCCCTGCACCTGACGGAGCAGCGGGCGCAGCCCGCGATCCTTAGACGCGAGGAGGCGATCACCCGCGCCCCCTGTGCTGAGCGCGCTCGTCACGCCCTCCGCGCCGAACACGAACCCGAGCTCCGCGGGGTCGATCTGATAGATCGCGCTCGCGATCTTCGTGAGGTAGCCGATCCAAGTCGAGTAGCCCATCTCCTCGGCGCTCGCTCCTAAGTTGACGGACGATACCTCCTCGTTCGCCTCGGGGTCGAGCTGTAGGATGGGCGTTCGCTTCGCTTGATGCGCGCCACTCAACATCGCGTAGAAGTCGCGACGGAACGCGCGGAAGACCTGCGGACTCATCTTACTCTTAACGGCGAGTATCGAGTTGACGTGGATCCCGTTCGTGAAGTTACTCGCGTTATACGTCTCAGCGTTTACCAAGTACGTCACCGTTCGCACGAGCTCCTCGAGCTCTGGATAACCATATCCGCGAGAATAGACCCACGTGCGCGGACGCCTCACGCCGAACGCGAGCGAGTCCGCGTCCCACTCGGCGACCTTCTTCCCGTTGATCACTTGAACAAACGCCGACTCCTCCCAATCGCGACGCCCCTCGCGCTTCTCTTCGTCCGTGATCGCGCTGCGTCGAATCGTGGAGGCGTCCACCGGAATAAATCCGACGACCTCGCCCCCGCGGTTCCTGACGATCTCGAACGCGCATTGATCGAACGTGAGCGAGTCTCTGAGGATCATACGGATGAACGACTCGAACGAATCCGCGCCACCCATCGACGCGCCGTCTCCGCAGGTCTCCATCCATCGCGTGAGCTTGTTGATCCGCTCGCGGAGCTCGTCGGTCATCTCGGCGTCATTATCCCGCGGTCCGATCACAAACCCCGCGCTGTACTTGTTGCGCTGTGGCGTCGCGAACTCGGCGACCTGATTAATCCGCGTCTGGATGATCGCGCTGATCACGGGGACGCGTGACATCTGTAAGAGAACGTCATAATCAAGCCCGAGCGTCCCCTCGTGCTCTGTGCCTCGATACGTGTCCCCATACGCTGCCGTCGAGTCCCACGGGTTGAGGTCGTGCGCTTGTGGCATCGCGGACGACGCGCCGAGCTTATCAGCGCTCAGCGCCTTCTGAATCAGCGCCTCGCTGATCTCGCTGATCTCGCGCATCTGATCGTCGAACGACGGTCGCGGGTTATGTGCTCTCATTGCTCGTAGTCCTCCTCGAGGAATCGATACGCGAACATGATGTAACTCTCTCGCGGTTTGTTGTGTCCCTTGAAAGGGCGCTTGCGCGTCACCACGCCCTCGCCCCATAACCCCGAGCCGAGTCGTCCGTGTGCGTTCCCCTCGATCGTCGAGACGTGTGTCTCACCAACCTCGAGCGCTCGCGTGATGTGCGCGCCCCAGCGCTTGCCCCCTTTTTTACCGACGACCACGATGTCGCCTCGTTGGATCTCGTCGAGGGGGACCTCGCGCGCCGTACCCTTGCAGAACTCCCACAAGCGATACGTGGACGGCATCACTTTTTTACGGAGCTCCGCTTTCAGCGTGATGTCACACCACGCAGCGAACGCTCCGCACCAACTGAACCCGCCGATCTTCAGGTTGTACGAGT